TTCTGCATCTAGACCGTGAATTGCCTTGAGGTCTTGTGCAAGTTCTAGCGTGTATGATGCTTGCAAACCGCGTGTATTTGCTGTAACAGCAACGCGATCGATTTGGAAGCCCATCTGTGCTAGGTTTGCTGATTCACCGAAGGCTGTTGAGAAGCCAGGACCAGTGTTATCAAGACCGAAGATTGATGAGTTTGCATTACCAGGGTTGACAGCCAATGTTGACTGTGTGCCTGTTGCAGCATTACCTGAGTGGCCAGTGTTTGCTTCGTTGTACAATGCTTCGCCGCCACGTGCTGTAGCAGATGCGTATGTTGAACGCATTGCGAAGATCAAACCTGTTGGACCAGTCATTGGCTGAACGCCGCAGATGTCATAAGCCATTAGGTTTGGAAGTGCACGACGGACAAGACCGATTAGGATTGGGTCGAAGCCTTTGATTGCGCCTTCGCCACCGTTAACAGGTGACATACCACCGCCAACGTTGTTTGGAAGACCGCCACCAGCGACTGAACCAGCTTCCCAAAGATTTTGCATTGAGCGTGATTCTTCCATTAGGGCGCGTTCTTGGTTTTCTAGAACGAGTGCAGTAACTGCACGCTTGTATGGGTCAGTAATTTTTGGTAGATCGCCGTGATCTAGAACTGGAGCCCACTTTCTTGCATATGTTTCATTAAGATACATTTTTTATTTCTCCGTTAAGAAAGATGAGTTAATTAGGCTTTTGGAGCCGTTTTTGTAATTGCCTTAACATAATGTGCCATCATACCATGAACTTCAGCTACTTCTGGCTCTTCAACAGCTGTTTCTTGAAGTGCCTTTACCTCACTCTTCACATTGGTTTTACTTGGGAAGTAGTTCTCGCGGATTGTTGCGAGCTTATTATCAAACTCACCTTCTGTGGTGAACTCCACGCCCTCTGCGAGCGATTTCATTTTCTCAATCTGCACTTCTGTTAGACCTTCGCAGATCTTACGAATTGCTTCGTTCTTCTTTGCAGCATTGAGTTGTTCTGTTAGGGAAGCGATTGTTGCGCTTGTTTCTTCTGTTGACTTGGCAACTGATTCTTCAAGTTCAGCAACGCGAGCAGCAAGTTCTTCTGCTACATCAACCTTCTCTTCAGGAATTTCGATGTAGTGCTCTGCGAATAGATTCTTGAGACCGCCGATGAAATCATCAACGAGTTCAGCGCGCAAACCTGTTTCTACAGCAACCTTATTGTCTTCAACCCACTGTTCAACGACATAGTTTAGATATTCGTCGACTTGACCAGCGATCTCTTCCTTAAGAGCATCAACGGCTTCTGTAAGAACCTTATCGTTCTCAGCCATTACGTCTTCAAGGATAGAATCAACACGTGATTGAACAGCAGCTTCGAAGATTGTTGTTGCTTTTGTGCGGAACTCTTCAGAGAGTGATTCGCCATTGAATAGCGCATCGACATCTTCCTTCATGCTGCCCTTATGCTTGGCAAGCATTGACTTCTTCCAGGCTTCGTTTGCTTCTTCTTCGTCTTCTTCTTTATCATCTTCGTCGTCAGCCATTTCCATTTCTTTTTCATCTTCATCTTTATGCTTGGCTTCGACGACTGGTAGAGTCTTTTCTTCTTCAGAGTCTTCAGCGATAACATCGCCCTCTAATTCTGTTGATTCGTTTCCTGAGCCACCACCATCATAGCCTGGTGATGCGCTACCAATAATTGGCTTTGCAAGACCCTTTGACTTAACGGTTCCGAATTTCGTATCACCAGCGACAGATGACTTACCAGGCTTTGGTGCTTCTTTACCATCAGCAGCAGCCTTCTTACCAACGTCATCGCCTTCTGGCTTTTCGTTTGTTGAACCACCGAGATCGTCCATCTCGCCTGGTAGTTTTACAGCTGCGTCTTTATGAGCATTCATCGATGCTTTTAGAATTTCTGCAGCGGATTCTGATAATGTCTTACTCATTTGTTTTAACTCCTGAAGAAGTAATATTATTTATAAATTTTAAAGTTTTGACAAGAAGTTTTCAAAGATCTTCAATGAAACTTCGTCAATCTGTTTTTGCTTTGCTCTTTTAATCTGCTCATAATAGGCATTGACGTCGATTTCCTTCACTTTACCATTATCCCAAACCCACTCTTTGCCTTCCATAATACCTTGAACAAAAGCACCAGGTGCGGACGGATCCGCTACAATATCAGCCGCTGTGGCTAGATAATAGTCATCTTGAACCACGTTGACACCGTTTACTTCTTTGAGTGAACCCATGCCACGTGACGAGACACCGAGAGTTGCACCGCCTTCCATAAGGGACTTGGCGATCTTACCCATTGGTGTTTCAAGAATTTTTGCCTTACCGATCCACTGATTACCTTCCTGCTTTAAAGAGGTGATCAAGTGAGAGACTCGGTCTAGATTAATTGATGGTGAATCTGGATGACCCAATTCACCAAATGCGCGATTCTTAGTAACGTACTCTTCGTTATAACGACCAACTTCTTTAGCAAGTTTCTTTTTATAAGTGCTCGAGCCATCTTTGCTTTGCGCTTTACTTTTGCTCTGCGCGCAGCCATCTTTCTGCGTAAACGCTCTTGTGGCTTCATACGAACTAGTTTACCACCACGAATCGTAAAACCTTTTACAGCAGAAAAGACTTTGCGACGCTGAACCTTGCCACCACGAACACGAGCGCGAATTAGTTTTTTACGACCAATTTTTTGAATATTGGCTTCAGCAATAATTTCTCTTACAATTTCTGAAATGATACTCATTTGTCACCAATTGTAAATTGAACTTTACTTAATGCAAAATGTGCTGCTTTCTCAAACCCCTTTGGGCTTGTAAGCATATCAGCAAATTTCTTTTTATTCTCATCGTTCAATGCGCCGTGAACCATATGAATGGCTTTTGCAGCGCCATGGCTAACTCTCAACTTTGATCCATCAGCAAACTTCATATGACGTGATGTTTGTTTTGGTAATTCTTCTTGAGCATATTTTGATACTTGATCAAGGCTTTCCATAACATGCTCAACTTCTTCGGTTTTTACGCCAGGAACTGTTGCATCAGTTGATGTGCCAATTGGGCTATATGGAATTGTGAACGTTAATCCCATTCTAGAATTAACATACATTGCAACGCGACGACCATCTGGGAAAATACGAATGCCTGTTCTTTTTAATACAAGCATTGGTGGTGGATTTACTTCATCGCGCAATGTTGCTTCACAAATTTGTTCTTTGTCGATAATTTCGTATGAATTCATTAATGACTTTTTAGCCGTTGCAGCTGGTTTCAAAACTTGTAACTGACGACGAAAACGATTCATTGGAACATCTGATGAGAGAGCATCTGATGGAACTTGTGATGTTGCCGCAATATAATTTGTTCTTTCAGTTGGCGATAGTTTATTAATCACCTGACTAAATTGTGCTTTAGGATTTGCAGCAATTGCTTTTGTTACTTTTGCATGACCCGATGCAGCTGCACTCACATTGAGACCTTTAATTCCCAATGTTGTTTTTGCAGCGTTTAACTTTTGACGCAATTCAGCGTCTGAAGTATTACTCTGCGTTTGAGGTGACGCCTGCATCGACTTCTGATTCGGCGCTTCCGTCAATTTCTGTCTCAAGTCCTTCAATTTCATTTGTTTGTACTTCTGGTGTGAGTAGTGAAGACGCAATCTCAACTTTCTTTACTTCAAGTGCATCATTTACACGCGCTGAAATCGCAGCGTCAAAAGCATTCTTAAATGCTCCTGAATCTCCAACTAGTGCAGCATTAACTAAATCGATAGTGTTCATAAAAATCTCCAATTATTATTTAGTAATTTGAGCATTAAACGATTGGTTTAGATCATTTGCTGAAGGTGATACTGTTGGTTGTGCTGCGACATTATTCGCAGCTGGTTCAGCAAGATTTGAAGGGGGTGGTGTTGAGAGAGACATAGGCTCTTGTGGTTGAGCAGCCTCTTCTTCAGCCATCTCCTTCGCCATTCTTTCAATGCCTTCTTCATCAAATTGTAGAACATGTTTACGCACCCAACCCTTCGAGAAGTATACTCCAACGTATGGGTCGATTTGTGACATAAGTTGTAAACGTGCTGCCATTAACTCTGCTTCTTTGAGTTCCATAAAGTTGTTGTCTTTAAGGAAATCATAGTGAATCTTTTCTTTTAATTTTTGCCATTCGTCGACGGAGCAGATGCCTTTTAGAGCCAACTGTCTTTCCATCAACTCATCGAACAATAAACTAAATTTGGTACGAAGTTTATTAATAAACTTACTGAACTTAATTTCATCGCGTGTAATTTCTGTTGAACGACCTAAACTAAACCCTTGGTTTTGTTCTAAGCGAGAAACAGGAACATTTAGTGATCGGTAGAGCTTCTTTTCGAAATACTGAACGTCAGCCAACTCACCTAGATTTTGTCCTGCTGGTAGAGTTGTAATTTCTGTTGACTTACCTTCACCACGACGTGGGATCCAGAAGTCTTCCATCATTGACATAAACTTGCGGTCGTCTTTAACTTCGCCAGTGGCTGAATCATAGACAACCTTATTGCGGAACTTTGTCATAATGTCGCGCAAGTATTGCTCTGATTTAATCTTAGGCATGTTACCAACGTCGATGTAGAACACACGACGTTCTGGTGCACGCGATAGACGATAGATAACTACCGCATCTTCAACCATGCGTAATTGATTGAGTGGCTTGATGGCTTTGTGAAGGTATGAGAGAACTAACATTCTCTTAGCATCCATCAGACCAGAGTTAACATTAACAATCGCATCAACGGCAATTCTTACACCACCATCAACTGTTGATGGCATACCCATTGTCGATGTTGACACCATGTTCTGTTGACCCTGAAGCGTTGCTCTTTCGTTGAAGACGTAAAATTCTTGTACGCCCTGAACAACATCAACACCAGTTCTAGGATCTTTTTTCTTTACAACGTGTCTAACTTTCTTGATTTTTCTTGGATCGATATAAACCAATTCTTGAATACCAAGACGTGGCTGTTTCTCATCGATCAAAACTTGGTAAAATAATCTTCCGTCGATATACCATTGACGGAATAGATCAGGACCAAAATTAGAGAAGTCTAACATACGAAGAACGTTATCAAATTCTTCGCGAATCATGTCTTTGATTTTATCTGGCTGCTCTAAGTCGTCTAGTAGAATTGTAACTGACTTGCCAGTAACGTCATGAACAACAGCTTCATTTACGATATCATCAATCGCTGCTTCGAGTTCAGGCTGCATTGCCATCTCTCGATAACGAGTGATAAGATCATTTTCATTTTTAAAACTTGCTTCAAGATCTAGATAAGTTCCAAAGTAACCACCAGCAGTGACGGTGATCGCACCATCATCGCTTACAGGTGTAGAAACCTGAGGCTGAAGTTGTACTTCAGGCTTTTTTCGAAGGATCTCGAAACCGAAAAGATTTATAGCCATGTGTGCTCCATCATATAGAATGGGGAGAGAGTTGCCCCTCTCCCCTTATTCAAATTAAGCGAGTAGACCGCCAAGAACACCAGTTCTAGCCACGTTTTGATCTTGCGTAGTCCAGTACTGATATTGGAAGGTAACTGAGAATTCTTCGATTGCATCGTTTGAACCCCAGTCTAGGTCGATTGCAGCGATATCGATTGGGAACATACCGACGAACTTATACTTCTTGATTGGTGACCCACCAGCCTTTGAGTATTGGAACACTTCAGCATCAGCAGCATATTGCTGTGTCGTGAGTGCAGCACGTAAGTTTGTTACGTTATCGTTGATTCCACGGACCCATGATTCCATTGCATTACGGATAATAAAGTCTTCATCGTTAATTACTGTTACTGTCCAGTCAGCAAACGTGCGATTGCCAGCAACTTTAACTTCGCGACCGAAGTAGTAACTGTGTACGAAATTGATTTACATTGAATGGCATTGATTATCTCCTGAGCCTATACTCTATTTATTAGAAGCGACCAACGATTTCGTCAAAGGCAACACCAGTACGGACAGCCACGAAGTTCAACTGGATAAAGTTGATTGACTTGGCTGGCTTGATATAGATGTCACCGATGAACTCGTTGCGGTCAATAACTTCTGGAGTATTGTTTGTTTCGTCGCAAACAACACGGAAGTCGTAGATACCGCGACGACCCTGTACCAATCTTAGGAATGGTTCAACTAGGTTCACAAACTGCGCTCTTGTAAATTCATCGTTGAACTCGAAGAGGCTTGCGCGTGCAGCACGAGCAATTGCCTTCTCAAGAACAATGAATAGACGACGAACATTGATACGATCGAATGCGCTTGGTTTTGATAGAAGAGTCTTATCACCAAAGAGAACAGTGCCTTCTCCTGGGAACGAGACGATTGGATTTACACCAGCCTTATAGAGCGTATCGCGCTGTGCTTGGTTTGGATTGAATGCTAGTTTGATTACATTCTTCAACTGACCGCGATTGAATCCAGCAGGTGAGAACCATGGATCGCGATCTTGGTCGGTACGAGCACAGAGACCAGCAACGTCACCGTTACCTGGAATCCAACGATATAGATCGTTATACTTGTCGTATTGATACTTCCATGCGCTATCCATTACAGCATATGACGTTGAAGTCAAGCTGTTACGATAGTTTACGATAGAAGAAACTGGATCAGCTGCTTGAACGTTTGCAAGTAGTGGTGATACGAACGCTACGCAGTCTTCACGACCTACAGCAAGAGAGATTACGTTTGCAGCCAATACTGCGCTTGCGTTAGCCGTCATTACGAGGCTAATATCAACGTTATCCGTTGAAGCAAACTGAGCATATGCTGTTTGAACGTTGCCATCAGTTGGCACCGCATCAGTACCGCGAATGAAGCTGACACCATCTAGGTTTTCACCTGCGAAGGCATGTGTCGCATTAGCAGCAACACCCCATGTGGAGTTGTTTGGTCCCATTGCATAGACGTAACGTGAATTGACGTATAGAACATCGCGGTAGTAGAGTGATTCGCCGCTTTCGCCCTTGGCATTGGTTGCCTTAGATACGTTTGCGAAACGCTCAATGACCGTGTTTGGTGTTCCTGAGAACAATCCATCTTCATCGACGATTGCGATGTGCATTTCGTCGTTAGCGTCTGACTTATGATTTGCACCAACCCAAGTTGAAGTTCCTGGAGCAGCATCGAAGTATGGAGCGTATGCCCAAGAAGAGAATGCTGTCGCGTTTGCATTTGCGCAAACTGCAACCTTCAATGAGTTACCAAGCGAACCTGGATAACGAGCAGCGAATAGGATGTTTGAATTTGCTGCCGTGAAGAAAGAAGTGAAATAGTGATCTTCGCTCTTAACCTTTACGTTTGCAGTAAAGGAACCTGAAGCAACGTTTAGCGCAAGAGCAGAATTAAGTGTTTCAGCGTCAGAGCGAGAAACAAATAGACTGTTGCTATATGCTAGGAAGTTTGCAGCGGTGAAGAACGTAAGAGCTGTCGTTGAATCTGGTTTGCCATATAGTTCAACGAGTTGATCCTCTGAACCAACCTGTCTTAGAAGGTCGATTGGACCCCACTGAAACGCGCCAGCGACCGCGCCAGTGGATGTAGAAACTGATGGGACAACTGTTGTTGCGTCAATTTCGGAAACATTCACGCCTGGAGATACTTGAAAAGCCATGTTTTTGCTCCTGTTTTGGAGATAAAGAAACTTACCAGTTATTTAGTGTTTTGTGGTTTTTAACGCTCGA